TGCTGCCTGGCTTGGTCACGCTTGGCGATCAGCTCTTCTGCCTTCTGGAGGGCCAGTGCTTGCGCATAGGCTTCAGTAGACTCAAACTGGTCAGCGGATGCTGCCGGGGCTGCTTGTAGCGTCTGTTGTTCAGACTGACGCTGCGCTTGTTCTCGTTCCCACTTACGTTGCTCTCTTGCAAGGCGTTTGCCAATGGCTGCATCCAGTTCTTCTTGGGTAAAAACCCTAGAAGGTTCTTTTTGCTCATCAGCGACTACCGGCGTACTTTCAACAGTCTCAGGAGTGGCCGTCACTTCCGTTGCTGGCGCGGAGTCAACTTCCGCTAGGTTTTGTTGGACTTCTTCAGTCATTTCAATGAATCCTAAGATTCCCCGGTGAACCTCGCCGGTAAGGGTTTGTCAGCATTATGCTGGAATTTCTTGTGCTTGTGCAACAGTTAGTTAATGTTCCAATCTGCTCTGCGAACTTTTAAACCCGCCATCAAAACGGTACTTGTTTGCCCACGAATGCCAAAACCTGCATAAGCGCCAGTAGAACCGCTAGGAATTTGGACAACCGCCCGTAAATATTTCCAGCTTGTGCTTAACTCGCCATTGTTTTGAGTAAAAGCATCAATACCAGTAATATACGACCCAGAGGAGTCATATAAAGTTATACCAACTGCACCTTCTGCGCCTGATGCAATCCTAAACCATCCCTCAATCATAAACTTGTCAAACACAGTCACAGGAAAACTAGTGCTCTTTATGGTGGTAAAACTAGTGGGGTCTGTTGAGGATACCCAACAAGCTCCAGTAGCAATGACGCTCAAAGATTTAACATAGTAAGCAGTTGGAACACTGGCATTAAGCGCCATTGACCCGCTACCAGTAGCATCTTCAAAATAAAATCCATTGGTTGTATAACCTTTGGTGTCTATGTCAGGACGGTCTAAAAGATTTGCGCCGTCTGTGTTTAGCAAATAAACCGCATAGTACGGGTCTAGTGACCCGTCTGGATAATATTTGCAATCAATAAATCGAATGCTTTGCTGGTTTGACCCAATTGGTACAAATGACGCCCATTCAGTAATCTCACAGCTTGAAAAAGATATGTCAATGTTTTGGGATGAGCCGCTGTTGTCAATCAACGGTTTATTGCTAAAACTACCAACAGTGGGTTGCCTATAAATTTTGCAGTCATTTACTTTTAAACGGGTATTAGAATCCGCTGTTGCAGCGATATAAAATTGCGATGTTAACGACTGCGTGTTTTGAATACGCCCGCCGTTAATAAACAATTGACCGCTAACTGAAAATGGGACGTCAACTTCTGTCATAACATTGTTTAAGTAAACAGTTCCACCTTCAACAGAAGCGGCATACCCTGCCACATCAGCAACTGAGTTTTGAACTTCGCCGCCATTCATGTTTACAACACCAGCAAGGCATTGAAAAGAACGATTGATTGTGTAGTCAAACCCAGAAACCCAATCTTGATCTTGCGCCGACAAAGTGCAAGACTCCAAGCAGATTACACCATTTGCGTGATTTGACAAAAATGGGCGCTCTACGCCATAAGACACATACCCAAATAATGTATTTTCGGACTGAGCCAATGAATTTGTAACAAACCCAGGGAATTGCCCATAAATAATTCCTCGTTTCGCGTACCTAATTTCCATTCCATAAAAATTATTAAATTGGGCTGCGTTTGTAGCGTTGTACCACCACAAAGCAGAATCGTAATTGGCCTTAAAATTCATATTGATTCTAAGATTGTAAATATTACAATGTCTGCCTTGAAACTTTAGCAAATGCGTTTGAGCAACATTAGAATTTGCTTTAAGCGTTGCCAAATCCAAATACCAAACAGATTCAATAAGACCAGTATCTAACGAATCAATTAAATAAACACCAGGTGGAAAATAAAGAGCACCTCCAGCCGCCGTGTCGGTAATTGCAGCTTGAATTGCAGTAGTGCTGTTAGATACACCAGAAGGGTCAGCACCATAATCTACGACATTTTTTGCAATGCCATTGATCATAGAAAAAGAAACTTTAGTAAGAGACATTTTACGTTCCTAGTTGTAAGCAACTTCAATGATTGTCCAAGTAATCATGCTTTGCTTTCAAGTTGTGCGATACGGGCGGTAAGTAATTCAATTGTTGCAAGTGCTTTTTGCAAAGACATAACGGTTATCGCCAAAACAGAACGGTCATAGTAGCCCCAAGGTTTTGTAACAGTCGTTTCAATTCCGTCTTTGTTTTTTGTAATATATGTTTCTGGAGTTGGTGCTGCTTCTGGGCCAATAGCAGCATTGACGTTTTGTGCATAGAAACCTAACTGCCTGTCGGTTCCAAATGTTTCTTTTTTCTCATCGTTGTAGTACCAATAACCTGGCTCCAACTTTTTAAGCATGGAATCTGGGTCAACAGGCACACCGTCTTTAATCTTCCATGTTTCATCTGAAACAGAAGATATAACACCAGCGGCTGAAAATGTTGCGGCTCCCGCACCGTAAGCCGACATAGTGACAATTCCAGCGGAGCTAATACGCATTTTTTCTGCTAACCCGCCGCTAAAAGTGCTAAATGCTAAATCTGTCGTCCCAATACTTTGCGTATAAATTGAGGCAATGCGGCTTACAGGTGATCCATTTGCTTCTGTAAAATCAAAATTGGTTGCAACAGGAGTTGCCCCATTACCATTATTTATATTGCCAATTTGGGCAACAGTAGTATCTGTTGTGTATGCCTGTCGAACATCTAATTTAGCAGTCGGTGCTATTGTTCCAACCCCTATACGGCTATTTGTTGCATCGGTGTAGAACAAATTGGCATCAGTATCGCCTTCAATTCGCACATTGAACACAGCACCGATCTCGTTAATCACAAGATTGCTTGTGCCAATAATCATCTTTTCAGTCAATGCGCCAGCAGTCGCTGTTTCAAAATGAAGCTGCCCTTGTTCAGCCGTTGACGTTGGGCTTAGAATAGATGCGTGAAATAAAGCGTAGGTTTGCTTGTTGCCAGCCGAGTCTTCACCATTAAATTCAATCTCGCCAAGAGTGTCAGATGCCGCTGGACTTGCTGAGTCTCTATACAACTCAAGTAGTGGGGCGGCTGTTGCGCCTGCGTCAGTGGATGTCAAGACCATACCTAAAGCATCAAAAGATCGGCCCGCAGTCAAATTAGCAACTGAAACTTGTTTGGTAGTGCTAGATTGAACAATAGGCAGAACTTCGGTGCCCGCAAGCGGAACGGTAGACGCTGGTAATGCTGAAATTTTGGTGTCGGCCATGATAGTTCCTTAATTGAACATGACTTCAATGGATGAAGTATTGGGTGGTGCTTGTGAAAAAGTTAACGTTGTGCCTGACACGGCGTAGGTATTTTTTTGTTGATATACACCATTGATATACACAAACGTAAAATTTTCCCCTAACGATGGGTTGCTCAACGTAAACACAGTTTGTGACCCAGTACCGGTAAAGTTTTGGACTTGGAATTCTGCGGCACCAATGCCCGTGATATTGTCGTATGTTGCAATAAGCACATCCGTTGAGGTGTACAAAGCAAATTTATACGGGGACGCCAATATCCATATTTCACCGCCAGGCACACGGCCTGCAGAGTCTAAAATAATTGGGTTGGTATGTGCTGTGTTGCCACTAGAAGATGTATAACTTGCTTTTGGCGTGGTTGTGCCGGCTGCATAGGTGTACAGCTTGCCGCCAGACAGGATCACACCGCTGTTGGTGAAGAACTGGGCCGCAGCGCCGCCCACAGGGGAGAGAAAGACGGCCATTTATGTCACTCCAAAAGAATCAAACCACCGTCCTCTTGGACGAGGTTGTCGTTGTTTTCGCATAACAAATTGCCGATAATGATTTCGGCATGCTTTCCAGAAACCAGCGTGGCAATACCGCCAAGACCAATGGCCACTGCATTGCGAAGAGCGACACCAAAGCTCATTGCTTGTTAATCGGTTTGCAATAGATTGCGCCGTCATCTGCAATGCGAATAGCACTTACGCGGAAAGGTGCGCCAGTGCCCATGGGCAAATAAAACGGGATTGGGGTGTATGCAGGGATCGGCGTGCTGCCAGTTGTTGCAACAGCAGCAGGGCCAATTTCTACATAGCAAGGGGTCGTAGACCAGACCACCACGCCTTCAGGGCCAGAGCCCCAATCAGCCGTATTGCCCGCAGAACCGCTGTAAGACGCGGTGCGGCCAGGAAAACCAGTTTGTGATAGCGGATTCAAAAGTTCCATGATGCGTCCTTATGCCAAAAAGCGGAGTTTGTACAGAGTGCGAAGATAAATCTCAATGATGTTGTCAATGAGTTGCTGCAAAGATGAGTCAGATTTGTCAGCCACTTCATACCGGCAGTCTTCAATTTCTTTCAACGAATCTTCCAAAAACTCAATGATGTTAGCTGTCTTCTTTGCCGAATGCAAAGTAATTGGCCCCATCAAACCATGCCGACCTTGGTAGGCTTCAGCAAAATCGTCTGCTGCACCAATGATGCGCTCATAGAAATGGCCCAAAGCCTTGTGTTTGGAATAGCTGCGGGTGTTCAGATGCACTGAATGCGCTACGTCCCGCGCCAAAAACAATAGACCTAGAAAATCACACGCTTTCATTGTGGCATCCCTTGTTGTTCGGGCATCATCTGTTGAGGCATCATCTCGGGCATCATTTCATTCTGCTCCCGGCCAGGCATTTCATTTACCAAGTCTCCTGATGTAATCATGCCATGCACCGTGCCTAAGACTATATCTTGAATTTGCTCTGGTGACATGCTTGCCTGCACTTGGGCCAAACGCTTGGTCTCGGCTTCATACGCCTTAACCTGGGCCTCAAAGTCCTTGCGCTCTTGCTCTTGCACTTCAATGGATTTGCCCACGTTTCGGATCATCTGATGCATCTGTTCCATCTCTTGACCCATGGCCTGCATCTGCTGCTGTGCAGCTTGCAGTGCCGGGTTGTCCTCGCCGTCTGACAAAAACTTAGGGTCAATGGTCTTGGCAAAACGCTTGGACATCTCTTGGGCGCCTGGCCAATCCATGTTCTTGACAAATAGGTCACCGGCCACAGCCCACAGTTGAGGGTTGCCTTGCAACAGTTGTGCCATTGCTTCCAGTGCCTCTTGACGTTTGGTCGCGTAGCCTGGGCCAGTGATTGCCACCACGTCGTATTTGCCAACGCCGGGGTTGTAGATTTTCTCAATCACAATCCCGCGCTCATCCATGATCTTGTTGACCGGCTGCTCTTGCTCCGGGTTGATCTTGATCATCTTGGTCTCGCCATCTTCACCGATGATGCGAGCGATGCGCTGGGTGTCGTAAATCTTGGGGATCAAGTCCACCAGTTGGCGGGCCACATGGCGCACGCCACGGGCTAGGTTATCCCCGTAATGGTAAGTACCTACGTCGCCCTCGCGCTGGCGGGCCAGAATGGCTTTGCCGCTGCGTTCGTTGGAGCCCATGCCCAAACTGGCGTTGTATTGCCCTGTGGTGCTCTTGATGTCTTCAGACGCGCCCGCCTTGGCTTGCAGAAGGCCGCTGGAGGCCATTGGTGGCTGGGCCCGCTGGGGTAGCGGCAACATGCCGCCTTGGCCATCTGTGACGTCTGGATTGACCTCCAAATACGGCCAATTCTGCGTGTTGGCGGTTTTCCAATTTGTTTCATACCCCTCAAACTGGCCACCGTAACCAATGAATGGGGCTTTGGGCGCCAAGGCCAGCATTTCAGCTTCTTGGGACACCCAGTAGTTATACATCCGCTGGGCATCTTTGGCGTTTCGCACCAAGCCCGACACGTACAGGCGACCGTCAACCTCAAATTCGTTGCCCACAATGCGGATCACGGGGATGTATTTGCCCGCCCACTCGCGCTCTTCAAGGATTTCGTACCCGTTGATCTTGCAGTACTTGACTTTTTGGCGGTCAGATTGGCGTGACTTCTTAGGCTTGCCGTAGATTGCCCGCAGTTGCTTGTCTTCTGGCGTACCCTCAAACGCCGTGGCGTTGCCGGGGTACAGATTCAGCGTTTCGGGGTCAAAGTCGATGTAGTAATAGTCAGCAATGCGGACTGTGTCTTCGTTGAGCCAGTTGCTGATCGACTGATCGCCCACACCCAGCGATTGCAGGGTGGTGATGGGCGAAGCGTCTGGGTACATCCGCTCAAACTCGGCCTTGGTCAAGTCTTCAGTGACAAAACAATACTTGGCGTCCGCGCCGGTTGGGTCTTGAATTGTTGGATCCATGTAGACCGAAAAGGAGTTGCGCACCCGGCCAATCTTGATGTCTTGGTCAAACGTGTTGTCGTCGCAATACTCGGTCAACAGGCGAAGGTAACCTTCACCGTAAGAAACTTGGTTTTCGCAGGCAGTGTCGTAGGCCACATCGGCGTCGCTGATGTACTCAATGTGCCGAATCATGCCGTTGAAAATGTCGGCCACTTCCACGTCGGCGTTGTCGTCCACCGGGATGACCTTGGCGCCGGGGCGGTTCTGGCGCTGGTCGTTGGTGACCTGGCGCACATGCTGGGGCAATTTATTGATCGTCAAACACGGGCGGGCGTTGATCGTTTGACCTTGCACCGCACCACGGGTAGCCAACACATCAGCGGGCCACTGCCAGTGGTTGTCGGGCGAGCCGGCGTAAAAGCGCAGGTCGTCGATCTCATCTTCGCGGCTTTCGGCAAGCGCGGACACCGCCATATCCAGCCTGGCACGGGCTGTGGCCAAGATGTCAGACGCGCTCTTCTTAGGTTTACCGCCTTCGGCTACTGCGCCAGCAGCCGCAATGCCTGTGAAGTCTGCCATTATTTGATCTTGTTAAGGACTTTGTCCACCGTTGCCTTGACATTGTTGCCCGATGGAATCGTGGCATTGCAGTTGGCAGTGGGTGAACGGGTCTCTTTGTTGCGGTCAGGCATACCGCCGCCCGACATTTTGGGTTCGCGGCTGTTCAATTTGGCAATGGGTGCAAGGGTCTTCATTTCTTTCCTTTCGGGGCTGCACGTTTGACGGCATACGCAATGGCCACGGCCTGCTTGACGGGCTTGCCCGCCTTGATTTCAGCCTTAACGTTCTTGCGGAATGCTTCGGGAGATTTTGATTTAACAAGCGGCATGTTACTTCTTCTTTGCCGTCTTGGCCGATTGTTTAAAATCTTTGGCAGTAGGCGCGCCGGGTGAGCCAGGCTTTCTCATCTTCTCTTTGCTGCCGGCGGCGATGCGTGCCTGCTTGGCGTGAATGTTTGCGTAAAGTCCAGGTTTGGTAGCCATGTCAACACTTCCATCTTTTAAGAGCTGCTTTAGCGCGTTCGCCGTCTTTGGCGTTGGCTGCTACGGCGCCCATCCTTGCACAAAATGAATCTTTGCGACCTTGGTCTGCCTTGGTCTTAGGGTTGGGTGCTGGCGCCTTGAGGTTGGAGCCCGTAGCGGCGTTGTACTTAGCGCGGCCTTTCTCAGTCAGACCTGCGCCCTTGGCCACCGGCAACTTCTCGCCGCGACCGACTGAAAGAGATACGCCCTTCTTCTTCATGCGCCCATCCATCCAGTTGACACTGCGCTACCGTAGCTTCTAGCGGTGCGCTTGGGCTCAACATATTCACGATGTGCCACTGGAAAGGCAAACGTGACGCAAATAGCGTCAGCAGCGTCGGGCGAGGCAAGACCGCGAGCTTTCATTTCTTTTTTGCTTTCCAAGAAGATTGTTCCCCGTGAATCAGGCTTCATCATAGGCGAAATCAAGTCCGTCTTCAAGAACCTGTCGCTAGGGATACTAGCAGATTTCAGCCATTCTCGCATATCTCCCCACATCTGCGCGCGCATATTACCGTACATGATCGGGTTTTTGGCCTTATTTCCAAAGTTTATGCCCTTGACCTTGTACCGTTGCTCTTTCAACCTGTCCACAATACCCGCACCCAGCCCGCCTTCGTCGATCACGACCAGCGCAGGCTTAAATTCCTCAATTGCCTCGATCACATACCCGACCACCGTCATGGTGTCGTCGCCTCGGTGGCGCATTATCTTGACAATATCCCGCCCTTGGCGCACAGCGATCACCGTAGCGTCCGCGCCGAACCGCGCGGGGTCTACGCCAATCACAATTGGGGCGCTAGCATCCTTATATTTGGGCCGGGCCATGGCGTCGTCCACAATATCAGCCCCGATGAACTGGTCGTCTCCCGCACTTGGGAACATGCCGTAGACCTCGACGTGCGCTTGTGATGAGTCAGGCCCATATTCGTCAATGATTCGGTTGTAGACCGCCTTGTCTGTGCCCTCGACCGTCCTGGCGTCTACAATCCTGGTGCGCCAGAACGCCCGTTTGCTGTTGAAAGCCTCGTAAAAGTACCCGGTGTTGCGCCGTGGGTTGGAAAACGCCAACCAGAAGCGGTTTGGCGTGTTTTCGGTGAAAAAGCCGCCCGTCACCGCCCAGATTGAGTCGTCAATACCGGACGCTTCATCAAAAACCACTAGCACACCATCAAAGTTGTGGACACCAGCGTACGCATCAGGGTTCTCCGCTGACCACAACCGCCCTTCTACACCCCAGTACCGGGTGCCTTTCTTCAGATCGCGCTCGACCAGCTCAGTCAGCCACTTGGCCGGCATGACGCGGGTGGCTGAAACTTCAAACCAGTGTGAGTTGATGGCCATTGCCAGCCATTTGGTGATCTCGGCCCAGGTGATTGACCTGAGCTGTGACTCGGAGTTGGCCGAAATGATGGTTGTCGAGCCAATGCGCGTGGCCAGCATCCAGATCGTGATCCATGAGACCAACGCCGACTTGCCAATACCCCGGCCAGATGAGATGGCTTCTTGCAGCACATCAAAGTCAGCCTTGCCCTGGTTCAGTTTAATGTGTTCGGCGATGTCCAACAGCACCTCGCGTTGCCATTTGCGCGGGCCTTGGAAGTGTTCCAGCGGCGTGCCCTTGACGCCCCAGGGAAAAGCAAACATCACAAACGCTAGCGGGTTGTCCTTGATCGCCGGGCTCCACAGCCGGGCCATCAGCTCTTGTTCGTCTTCAGCGCTGTACTTGGTGCTCTGCATGTGTTAGCTTGTTTAGTGATGGCTCATGCGCGATGACGTCAATGACGCGGGACTCAGCGTCGCGCAGCGCTTGGGTAACTGAGATGCGCTGGTCAACATCAATAGTAATAGATTGCTTGGCCACCCAGCCGTGGACGTTCTGTAGTATGGCCAGCGCCGCCTTGGAGTCGCCTTCGCGCGCTGCCTTGTGCAAGCACTGGGACATCTCCATCTCAGCGTCTGCCTTGCCCTTTTGCGCCGCCATCTCCGCAATGGGGTCAAGCTGCACCAATTGCCTGTACTCGGCGGGCAGCATGCCAGAGGCCAGCGCCAATGAGTCACCTTTCAGCCCCAGCTTGGCAGCTTCGTAGATGCGGTGCAAACGCGCCTCAGTCGCTTCGACCTTGCGCGGTGCAAAAGGTAGGCTTTCAAACATTGACTCTCCTTGCCAACACGGCTGGGGGCTGCCTATTGTTTGCGAGGCATCTAGTTGGGTTGCACCCACAACCCCCATGCGTGTGCGTTGAGTATACATAAAAAAATTTGTGGGCAATGTGGGCAAACATTTTAAAAAATTTTGTTCACGGCCCCTCCGCTGCCGTGACCTTCAGCCGCCGGCCCTACCCGGGGGCCCTCAGCCAAACAGCAAACAGCAAACAGCAAACAGCAAACAGCAACCGGACACCAACCTTACAAAAACTTACAATGTAGTACTTTAGTGGGGGGCAATGTAAGTCATGCTTACATTGCCTACATGGTGCGGGCTTGGGGCTTTTGCCATGCACCTGGGCGCCCAGATGTAGGCAATGTAGGCAATGTAAGCAATGTTTTTGGGGAAGTTGAGTCGCTCGCCAAACGGTGGGGGCGTGCAGCGAAAGCGTCCCATATCATCCAACCACATAACCACAAAGATATTTTTTTTAAACATTAGAAAACCATTGCTTACATTACCTACAAACCCAGGTTTTCACTCTCAAGATGTGTAGGTCATTTGCCCCCTTTTTGCTTGCCAACGTGTGGCAACAAATGCCTACAATTGTAAGTCATTCGCTTACATAGGGTTTTTTCTACCTTTTGTAAATCAATGACTTACAGCAACTGGCACGATTCTTTCATGCTATATATGTAAAGGGGTCGAAAAATCACTTCAACCAACTTAACTAACCGAAAGTCAAAACATGCAAACCAAGCTCCAAACTATCAAAAGCTCTAAGATCACATGGTATGTCTTAGATGGCGCAAAATGGCTAGATTTCGTCAAATGCTACTGTGCCGATGGTGATGGCATTCTTCAATTAGAAGAGCGCAAAGATGGTTCATATGCTTTGAATGACCAAGGCGAGATCGTCAAAACATGGACTGACATCAAGTCTAATGAAGATCTTTTGGCGATTCTTGAATTAGCTCAGAGCTATCTCGCCGCCACATATCACGAGATATTTGAAGATGCCAAACATCATGGCCATTGAGCAACACTAACTTAACTACAGTAAAGGCGCACCATGACTTACAAAATTGAATTTCCCGATTATGACGACACCATCACGCTTCCAGAGGGTTGGCGTGATGTGTCATGGCACAACGACATCTGCCCAAGTTTTGAAAAAGACTTCAACGATGTCACATATAAGATTTTTTGCGACTACAAAGACCCCGAAAGGCGCGAAGTTGGGGGCGAACGCTTCAATGTCTGTAGATATCTGATTGAGAGTGACGAACTTGAATTTGTCGGTCAATCTGAATCGATGGATGCGGCGTTGGCGTTTTGTCAAGAGATGCAAGCATGAAGGACATCATCGCCGCCCTCACCATCGCCGCCGCGCTGACCGTCTGCGCTTTGGCGTATTTCGATGTTTTGACAAAGTAACCGCAAGCCCTCTTGGCTGAGGGCTTTCGGGTGACTTGTCACCAATTCAATCAACTACTCTGGAGTAAATCATGGAAAACTTTTTTGAGCAATTCCAAGGCGCGGACATTGAGCGCTTTATAGACTGTTTAAAAGCCATCCGGCTTGCGGGTTTGCGCACTGACAAGTACACCCAAGCCGGGGTCAATCAGTCATCCGGCAATGTTTGGGTGTGGGATGAAGACTGGGCGGGGTGTGTTTATTGCTCGATCGGCTTCGACGTGTCTTGGTCTTACACATGCAACGAATGCGGCGAAGAGTTCGACTTTGACTCATACGCGGAAATGGAAGCCTTCGCCGAAGATAACGCTGAAGATTGCACCATGTGCCGCACCGAAGAGGTGACAGCATGATAACCATCGGAAAAACCACATACAAAACAAACCGCGTCGATATTTTCGGGCTGCACGCCAAAGCCACGGGCAAGCATCGCAAACTTAAAAGCAAAGGTGCGGAGAAGCGTTTCTACCCGGTCTTTGATGCAACCATGAGCACCGCCGACTATGTGCAAGCCTACGAAACGCTCAACGCTAAAAAGAATCTGACTAAATGGGACTGGCAGCCCTTGAGCACCGCGCCCACGTTGACGAGCGGCGAAGATGCGGCGTGGGAGGTCGATCATGAATCTACCTGATGGCGATTATGTATTGGCCCACGGCGCGGGGTGGTTTGAGGTGAGCGGCTTTGTGGTGCGCATACGCGGCACCCCGGCGGCCTTGATCGTTGACGTGTACAAGGCGGGTGAAGAAATGGAAGGCGCGCTAAATAGCCTGTTTGTGGAGGCGCTCAATGCTACATCCGATTTTTGAAGACATTTTGCGCCGGTATGCGCCGCCGCCGGCACCGCCACCCAAGGGGGACGCATGGCGTTGATCTGTGCGGTGATCCTTGCCGCTATACTTGCGCTGCTGCTGGATCTCTAGCAGTTGCCAACATTCACAGGGCCCCTTGCGGGGCCCTTTTTTTATGTCTCAACCAAAGCCCGCAAGTCTGATTTTGAGGTGGCGAGCATATCAGGGGCGCAGAATATGTGTTTACGGGTGGAATGGGCGCGGGAGGCCAACCGCCCACAATCAACCCAGCCCGCCTCTTTGAGGGCGTGCATAAGGGCGGCGGGTACGATCTTGGTGCCCACCGGCTGCGCCTGACCTTGCAGGCGGTCGCAAAGGCCATGGAAGGGCGAGCCCACCACACCCCGCGCAAACTCGCCGACACGTCTGCGCATCTGGTCGAGCAACCAGGACTCAGCGCCGCTCATGGTGTGCTCGACCATGATGGCCTTGGCCTCAGTCATCGGGGGCGTTGCGTTTGGATTCCATGCGGACACGTCTCGCGTGTGCAGGTAAGCCGCCACGGCCTCGA